TGACCGGCCAGTTGGCGATCAATACGGGCTTCGGCCTGCCGCTGCTGCTCACCAACCTGTTCCAGTTCGGCGGCAACAACGCGGCGCTTCGCATCGACGGCGACGGCGCGATCAAGGGCCACATCGGGCAACTGCCTGGGGCTGGGGGCTTGCAGTTCAACGCGGGCGCGAAGCCCATCGGTGGCGGCAACTGGCAGCTTGACGCTACCGTGACGACGTCCGCGATGATCCAGATGCATGGCGGCAACATCGTCTTCTACAACAACGACACACTGCCAGCGGGTGGCAGCTTCGCGCCCACCCCGCGCATGTATCTCAACAGCGCCGGGCGCCTCGCTGTCGGCAACAACCTCAACGCCGTCAGCCCCAACCTGTTGACCGTCAGCCTGGGCGACGCGGGCGTCGGCAACCCCTACTTCAGCGCCTTCCACGACTCCGGTGGCGGCGTCTTCACGCCCCATGGCGGCATCAGGTTGGGTTGGGCCACCGTGAACCTTGGGCCTACATGGCGAGTCCTCCACGGCGGCGACAACAACAACGCAGGCTTCATGTTGAGCGTGCTCGCGGCCAACGTCGAGACGCAGGTCATGCGGGCGTGGCAGACGACCAACGTCACCTTCGGCACCGCCGCCAGCGACTACGGCGGCAAGCTGGGCGTGGTCCCGAATACGACCCCCGGCAGCGCCGCCGACGCCAAGCAGATCAGCGTCGGTGAAGCATCGGGCAATGTCCTGTACCGCATGCAGTTGGGCTACGCCTTCTTCGCTGCACAGCACCGCGGCACCATTTCGGTTTATGGGGGCGGCATCATTGCAGCCCTCCACATCAACGAAGGTGGAGGCGCGATCTTCACCCCCGGTGGCGGCGGGGTTGGTGCTGTCGAGACGGGCTACGAGGGCTACCTTTACTACAACAGTATCGAAGTGGGCTGGAAAGACCTGGGCGCAATCGTTGAGTACAAGCGCGGCCAATGCTGCGTGCTGTTCGGCAACTTCACCATCCCCTCGATGGCGCAGAACGCGCTGGTCAGCGTCTACAACGAAGCTGGCGGGCCCATCACGTTGACCCCCACGGGTGGGCTGACGCTGCGCCTGGGCGGCACCGCGCTCACGGGCGCTCGCACACTGGCGAACAAGGGCCTTGTCAGCGTCTGGTACCGCACGCCCACCGAGGCCATCATCCAGGGATCGGGGCTGACATGACCAGTTGTCACCAGATGCTGCTCGCTAGCGGTGGCTCGGGGCCGGTCCCGCCCAACGACCTGATCGGTGTAATCCGGGACTCCAAGATCGCGCCCGCGACGGCGACGGCGTCCTTCACCCTGAACACCGACGGGACCATCAGCAAGGTCGGTAATGCGTCCCTTGCCGACGCCAACTGGTACCTGCCGACGACGGTGGGCGCGGGCAACAATTACTGGTGCCGCTTGGTCAACGTCGGCGGCGGGCTCGCGCTCAACGTGGGCCTCACCTTCGGCACGATCTATGCGCTGACCACCTTCCGGCAGTTCGGCTACACCCAGGTCGGCATCGGCATTCGCACCACCACCGCACGGCTGGAGATTGCTACCGACGCGGGCATGGCGAACATCGTCAGCAGCAACGAGTTTATGCTGGAAGCCGTGTCGGAGCCCTGATGCGCTACGCTCTGATCCTGGTGTTCCTGGCTGGCTGCGCTGTAGCCCTGGGCGACAACAGCCGGGCCACCAGCGACGTCAAGATCAACAGCTACCCCAGCGTGGACATCGACGCCACCGAGCCCAAAAGGAGCAAGCAACATGGCTACGATCTTTGAAGAAGCGCGGCGCCGCCGCCAGGAGCAGATGGACGCCGCCGAGAAGGGCGAGACGCCACCGCCGCCACCGCCCAAGCAGGCCGAGCCCGCGAAGGACTCGATGCTCGACTCCCTGATGAAGAAGGCCCGGCTGAAGCTGTTGCGCGGCGGGTAATTCCCCGTAACGAAACTCGCCTTGGGGCGGTCCCTGGCCTGGGGTGCAGGCCGACAAAACCGGAGGCTTAAATGTCCCTCGTCAGCCTGCTCATCACGATCCTCATCCTGGGCCTGATCTTCGGCTTGGTCTGGTGGGTCATCTCGCAGATACCCATGCCCCCACCCTTCAAGATGGCTGCACAGGTGGTCTTCGCCATCATCTGCATCATCGTGCTGCTGGGGCTGCTGACCGGCACGATGGCCCTGCCGGTGCTCAAGCTGTAGGCGTAAAAAAGGCCCCCTTGCGGGGGCCTTGGGCTGGTGCCGGTGTGAGGGAGGAGATGTCCCGGCGCCAGGGGTTCCCAAACTCAGGCGGGTGCCATCAGCATCGGATCGGCGGCGCGGCGGCGGCGCTTGCTCATGAAGCCCACGGCGCCAAGACCGGCCAGCATCAGGGCGTAGGTCGAAGGCTCCGGGATCGCGGGCACTGCGCGCAGGTAGGCCCATTCTTCAAACCCGTCACCCGTGTCGGCCCCCGAGAAGGCGCCGAAGCCCGTGCCGAAGATGATGCGGCTGTCCATGTCCACGCCAGCGAACTGCGACACGGGGATCAGCATCGACAGGTCGTAGCCCAGGCCGCTACCGGCGAACAGGGTGCCGTCCATGACCAGGGTGTTCGTCGGCCCCAGGGCGTAGATCAGCGACGGGAACAGGCCATCGACGTCGGCCAGCGAGGTGACGTTGTCGCGGGTCAGCAGTTGCTGCGCCACCGAATTGGCGTCCCACAGACGGATCGTGTCGATGCTGATCAGGAAGTCGTTCGGGCCGTTGGGTTCGTTCGTGTCGAGGAAGAAGGCGTAGTAGTCGATCCCCGCGACATTGACGAAGGCCAGATCGTTGCGCGTGAACGTGCGCGTGAACGTGTTGATGTTGTCGCGCTTGCCGTCCAGCGGCAGCAGGTTCACCAGCGGCGTGTCGGTGCTGACCCCGAATTCGATGCCGTTGGCCTGCGTGCCCAGGAAGGGCGTGATCGAGCCAGAGCCGATGTTCGACAGGTTCGTCGGGTTCTGGAAGATCGTCGTGCCGCCGCTTGTGTCGGTGGCGAAGGTGCAGGTGCCGTCCTTCGCCAGCAGGCTGCAAACCTCGGCCTGCGCTGCGAAGGCCAGGGCGAGAAGCGCCCCTGCCAAAAGTGTCTTCTTCATTGCGTCTCTCCAGGTGTGTGTGCCGGGGTGGGATGGAGGCCCCCGGTAAGGCCTTTGCGTCACGATGTTACTGCGGGCCGGGCGCCGGGTCATCCCCCGCGCTGTTGCCGGGCCACGGCGGCATGTGGGGCCTCGGCGCCTCGGTCGTCTGCTCCTGGCGGCGCCGGTTCTCGGCGGCGATCTGGTTGCCCAGGTTTTGCAGCAGCATGTAGCTGACCCTGGCGGGCATCTCGCCCAGGGCTTGCAGCACGAGGTTTGCTTCTTGGTCGTTCAGTTCGATCTTCATCTCAATTGCTCCAGGGGAAGTCAGGCCGAAAAATGGCCGGGGGTACTTTGAACACTTGGGCGAACTGCTGGGCCCGCAGGACCGGCAGGGGGAAGTTGCGGTCAGCGCGGCAGGCGCGCTCCCACTTGTACAGAGACTGGGGCGCGATGCCCAGGGCGCGGGCGATGCTCGACTTGTTGCGGTTCTCCGGGTCCAGGCCGATGTGGATCGTCATCAGGTGCAGCAGCGGGTGGCCGCGCATGCGCTGGCCGCTGGGCAGCGTCGAGGGCAGCTTGAGCACGGGCTGGCGCGAGCCGGGGCCCGTGCCGCCCTTCAGCTTGGGCTTGGCGGGGGTCTTGGTCTTGGTCATGTCGTACCTTTCAGGCGGTTGAGGATCGCGGCCTGGACGTCGCCCTTGCCGATCAGGGCCTTGGCGATGTCCTCGTCAACGGTGCCCTGGGCTGTAATGTAGTGGACAACGACGGTCTTGTCTTGCCCCTGGCGGTAGACCCGGGCGTTGAACTGGATGTGCTCCTCCAGGCTCCAGGTCAGGCCAAACCAGCAGACGGCGTGACCGCCAGCCTGGAGGTTCAGGCCGTGGGCCACCGACGTCGGGTGGGCCAGCAGGACCGGGTGCTCGCCGTCGTTCCAGTCGGCCACGACACGGTCAGCCACCTCGCGGCTGACGCCACCGCCCAGGTACGGCACGACGGTGCCCTCGGGCAGGACATCCTTCAGGGCGGCGCGGATCGCATCCACCTCGTGCAGGAAGGCCACGGCCACCAGCAGCGGCGTGCCGCTCTGCTCCTCGACCAGATCGGCCAGGGCCGACAGCTTGGCGGTGTGGATCGGCACGCTGCCTTCCTCGCCGTAGGCCCAGCCGTTGGTGATCTGGCGCAGCTTCATCGTGGCCGCTGCCGCTGTCGCCGCCGTCAGGGTGGCGCCGTCGGCGGTCTTCGCCACCAGATCGTCGGCCAGGGCGTCGTAGACCTTGCGGGCGGGCTTGCCGATTTCCACCGGGATCACGTTGTAGATGATCGGCGGCATGGTCAGGTAGTCCTCGGCCTGGAGGCGCAGCGAGATGTCGGCGATCTGCCCGGCCACCATCTTCATCGCGCCGGGGCGGGCGTGCCACTTGGTCACGGTGCGGCCACCGCCGACACGAATCTCCTCGGGGTCCATGAAGTTCTTGCGGAAGTGGGTGATGAAGCGGCCCAGGCGCTTGCCGTCGTCCAGGATTTGAATCTGGCTGAACAGGTCTTCGATGCCCTGGGGCACAGGGGTGCCGGTCAGGATGATGCGGCGTGTAAACGACGGCAGCATGGTCTGGAGGGCCTTGAAGCGGGTGCTGCGCCCGTTCTTGAAGCGGGTGGACTCATCGACCACCAGCAGCGTCGGCGTGACGGCGAATTTGTCCAGGCCGTAGCCCGCCAGCCAATCGACCATCTCGGGGTTGATCAGGTAGACGTCGGCGGGCGTACGCATTGCAGCTTCGCGCTGCTTGGGCGTGCCGTGGACGATGCTCACGCGGAGGTGCTTGAACTGGTCCCACTTCGCCACCTCGTTGGGCCATGTCAGGTACATGGGCCGGATCGGCGCGATCACCAGGGTGGCCTCGATCAGGCCGTGATGCTGGAGCACGCAGTGCGCGGCCAGGGTGATCGACGTCTTGCCCATGCCGGGGTCGAGGAACAGGGCGCTGCCAGCCTTGTCGCACGCCAGTTGGATCGCCTTGATCTGGAAGGGGTGGGGGTTGTATTGCATGTTGTAGCTCCGGGTTACAGAGACTCCATTATGCTGTAGCCCCGAGCATCAAGTCAAGCGCCTCCTTGAATACTCTCGTGCTGCGTATCACGCTCACCACATGCCCGACTCGCGCCAGTTCAGCGTGGCGTACCACCTGCCGGGGTGACAGGCGCCCGGTGGGCGTCTTGAATTCGACCAGCCAGATGCGCCTCTCGGGCAGCAGGAAGCCCCGGTCAGGGTCGCCCGCCACGCCCGATTGCAGCTTGATGCTGGGCACGCCCCGCGCCAGGGCGTAGGCCCGGCATGATCCCTCGATGCTCGCCTCCCTCACTTGAACACCCGGTACCCGGCGCCGCCGCTGCCGCTGGACTCAATCTCGCCCTTCTTCGCCATACGCATCAGCATCTTCTTGACACTGTCGAGCGTGCCCTCGACCTGGGCATGCACCTCCTTGGCGGTCACCCAGGCGCCGTCGGCTTCGCGCAGCACCTGGAGGCAGTGGGCGTGCTTGCCCTGCATCTTGACTTCGTCGGTGGTCTTGTCGCTGATGCCCCAGCCTCCACCGTCATCGAGCATCGTGAGCATCATCTCGTCGGGCTCGACGGCCTTGCCGGTCACATGCAGGCGCCGGTACTTCAGGGCCTCCTTGCGGGCGTCGTCGTCCAGGCCGCGCAGATCGACATGGGTCATCAGCATGTTGGCGTGCGTGGCACCGGCCAGCCCCTGCGAACCGCTGATGCGGTTCTGCCAGTCGTCGTGCTGGCCCTTGTTGGTGTGATGCACCATGACGATGGCGACGTCGGGGTTGCCCTGGACGACGAAGTCGGCGAAGCCCCGGAGTACAGCGTAGTCGCGGGCGTAGGCGTTCTTCTTGGCGTCTTCGCCCAGTTCGTCGCGCACGCGGGCCAGCAGGTCGATGATGATCAGCTTGGAGCCGCCGTCGATGTGGCGCTGGATGTCGTCCATCACCTCGACGTCGCCGCCCGACAGTTCCATCACGTAGTGGACGTTAGCCTTGCCGATGTGGTGCGCGAGCCCGATGCGCTTGCGCCGCTTCTGGAGCAATTCCTCCCATTCCTCCAGGTCGAAGTAGCTCACCCGCATGGGCGACGTCTCGCGCCCCAGGAAGGGCTTACCAGCCCCGACGCACAGGGCCATCTGGAGCACGAAGTAGGACTTGCCCATCTTGGGCGGCGCGGCCAGCAGGGTCAGGCCCGGGGGCACCAGACCCTCGACGGGCCAGGGCACCGGCACATGGACCGTCTCGACCAGTTCGTCGTCGGACAGTTCCTTGCGCCGCCCCGAGACAATTACTGGTGACGAAATGGGCTTGTCATCGGCCTGGGCCATGTGTACCAGGGTGCCCATCGTGATGCCTCCCCCGGGCTTAAATCCGGCCCACTTCGCCGCGCATTCGTTCTGCTTGTACTTCTCGCCTTCGCTGCTCCACTGGTCCCACATCTGGAGGCCCTCCTCGGCGCCGCCTGAAGCGTCGTGGATCGCCATGCCGACATTGCGCCAGTCTTCGTAGTCCATGTCGGGGTTCAACTCGGCCAGCAGTTCCTTGACCTTGTAGCGCTCGACCAGCCAGCGCGGCGGGGCCTTGCCCACCAGCCGCAGGGCAGGCTTGGGCCGCACGGGCTTCTGCTGCACCGCCAGCAGGCCCAGCAGCGGCGTCAGGTCGGGCAGTTTCTTCTTGCCGGTGCAGATCACCCGGCGCCCCAGGGCCATGAAGCGCCCGTGGCCGTACGTCTCGACATGGGCGCCTCGGGACGTCGGGAAGTCGGCGCCGCCGTGGCCCAGGACATGGATGCCGTTGCCGCTGATGCTCTCCTCGACAAAGGCCCCCAGCTTGCGGGCCGCGTCGATGATCGCCTGGGCCCAGGGCTGCACGACACCGTCATCGACAACCTTGTCCAGGTCGATGAACTGGAAGCCCGGGGTGATGGCGAAGCCCAGGCCGCTGTAGCTGCCGTTGGCGAAGGCCGCTACAGCCTCGGTGTACGGCACCAGCCGGGCGATGTCCCTGGGGGTATCGAGCGTGCCGCTGCGGGGTCTGCCGTTCGCGCAGATCGGGTGCTTGTCCTGGTGCAGGAGCCAATTGGGCTCGCGCAGCATCTGTGGATTAAGTGGTAGGCTTGCATTGCGTTGCGTCCTTGGCATGGCGCTCTCAGTGTGTAAACGTGGATGGATTCAGGCCGGGGTTGACGCCCCGGCCTGTCTTATTTGCGGAACCGTGGGGAGATGTCCACCTCGGCCTTCAGGGGGAACCCGTCGGCCCAGGCAGCGGAATCCAGCATACAGCGCTGCAAGGCCTTGCCCTTGGCCTTGGATTGGCGTACAGGGGCCTCGGTGATCATCTCGTCATGCACATGGCCGATGACGTCCAGGCCCTGCCTGTCGGCCCTCACGAGGGCATCGCGCAGCAGGTCGGCGCAGGCGGCTTGGTCGGCATTCTCGGCCAGGATGCCGTGCCACAGGCGTGCCTTCGGCCATTCAGTCGCGTCGGCGGTGGGCTTCCACGACGCCTTCAGGTAGGCAATCTCGGGGCCGAAGTCGCCATCGACCACCTCGGCCATCGGGTACTGCACGCAGCGCCCGCTGGGCAGTTGCATGACCAGATTGGAGCCCAGGTGCGCCAGCACGACGCGGCCCGCCCGGTACTGGCGCCCAGGGTTACGCATGGCCTGCATGGCGCAGCGGCCCAGGGAGGCCCACCACCCGGTCTTCTTGTCGGCCACCCAGCCGTTGGCCCGGCGCCAGCGGGTGACGACGGCCTGGGCCTGCTCGATGGTGACGCCGTAGTTCTTCGCCATCGCCCCCAGCGCGCCGACGCCGCCGCCGTATCCCAGCGACAGCACCACCACCTTGCCCGGCTGGCGCTCTCGGCCCAGGCCAGCGGCTTCGGCCTGCTCGATGTAGATGTCGCGCTCGCTGTCGTTGAAGGCCTCCATGTAACTCCGGGCGCCGCCGTTGTCGGCCAGCCAGGGCAGGCCACGGGCCTCGACGGCATTCCAGTCGGCGCGCACGATCACGCGGCCTTGGCCCGGGCAGATCGCCGGGCGCAGCATCGACTTCAGCGTCTTCAGCACGCCCGGCAGCGACTCGCCCCGGCGCATGCGGGCCAGGATCGCCTCGGGGTCTTCGGCCACCAGCCGGGGGAAGTTATGCACCTGGGCGCCCACTGACGTCCAGCGGTTCGTCTGGTAGGCGCCGTTGAGGACAAAGGCGCCGCGCAGCCGCCCGTCGGCGCTGACCCGGTTCAGCATGGTCTGGAACTTCGCCGTGCTCGACAGCGACCCGGCTTCCTTGGCCTCGATCATCTCGACCACTTCGGGGTCGATGGCGCTGGGGTTGCCCTCGACAATGTCCAGCAGCGTATCGCGCACGCCCGTCGCCAGGGACCGGCCCTTGCTCACCTTGGCCTTCTTGTTGGCGCGACTGATGCCCTTGCGCCCGCCCATCACGATGCCGGTGCCAGTGCCCTCGCCGGTCTGCGGCGCGTTCTTGACGTCGCCTGCCGATCCGGAAACGCGCCCTTGCAGGCCCACGGTGATGGTGTCCATGTACCGCCGCAATGCCGGGTCCAGGCGGTCATAGACCCAGTCGGTCAGCTTGGGGCTACGCACAGAGCGTAACGCGCCCATCGACAACTCAAGCACGCGCTCGCTGGCCTCGACCTTCTCCACTTCGGCGTACTGCACCGCGAGCCTGCACAACTCGACGTCGATGGGCAGGCCCCTGTCGTTTACACGCTCACTTGCGTGGTACACCTCCAGGTCTTCATCGCGCAGGTCGGGCAGGTTCCGGCTGTTGGCCCGCATCGTCCTGACGTCCTGCGCGCAGTAGCGGGCGAATTCGGCCATCGCCACCGGGTCGTTGTCGAAGTTGCCGTCCTTGCCGGGGATCGACAACTGCCGGATCAGTTGCATGCCCCGGTGATCCTTCTGCACCTTGGAGCCCATCGCCCGGCCCAGGTTCTCCAGGCTACCCGGCATCGCCACGCCACGGGCCTGGGCCATCGTGCAGTACCAGCGGTCGATGGGTGGGGCCTCACCCTTCAACTGGAGCCTGTCGAACTGGGCGCCGTGGGCTCGCACCTGGAGGCGCTTGTCGGCCAGCATGTTGCGTAGCTTCAGCGGCAGCACGCCGTCTTTCAGGATCGCCGTCTCGATGGGCCCGTCGCCCAGGGCCCAGCTTGCGATCAGGATGCGGTGGTCGGGGCATTGCACGTAGCGGTACGCGCCGTGCTTCTTCAGGTCAACGCGGGACCGTGTCTCCGTATCGAGCCACAGGATGGGGGTGCGGTTCATTGTGAAGCTCCGGGCTTAACTACCAGTAACGAAAAAGGCCCCGGGACAGCCCGGGGCCTCGGTACTTCAGCGGGCGGCTGGGCGCTTGAGGGGGGTCTTCTTCGCCGGGGTCTTGCCCGCAACTTCAGCCTTGGCCTTGGCCTTGGCGGCGGGACTGATCGGCACCGCCTCGGTGGCCGGGGGCGGGCCCGCGACCCAGTCAACGATGTCGAAGACCGGCACGTAGGTCTTGCCGTACTTCTTGTGCTTGTACCAGTCGCTGGACAGCTTCACGACGGCCACCAGCTTGGTCTTGTCGGTGCCGTACTGCTCGCGCAGGGCAACGCCCAGGGCTGCAACGGCTTCCTTGCCGCCCAGCGACGTCGTCGTGTACGTGAGCTTGTGATCGCCCAGCACCGCCGACAGGCCACGCATCTCGGTCCATTCGCGCCCGTTCTTCGGCACCTGATCGGGCATCTCGGGGAGGGGGTCGAAGGCCGGGACCACCTTGTCGCCCAGCAGTTCGGCGTTGACGCCGTCCAGGTCAGTGTCGGCCCAGCACTGCCAGCCGTGGACCGATCCCATCGGGTCGATGTAGATCAAGTCCTTCTCGCCCACCGGGGTATCGTCCTTGCCGAAGTACCAGTCGCCGCTCTTGTCCATGCGAAGGAAGTCAGCCCGACCCCCGACGCTGCGGGTCATGTTGTTGACGCTCGCCTGGAACTTGCTCGCGTCGAAGGTGACCATCGCACCGTTGCTCTTGCCGTTCGTAGCCATGTTGCTCATCTCCTGTGTTTCATCAAGTCAAAATTAGCCATCAGACGTTCCATCTTCGATCCATCCTCGGCCTGCTTAACCTCGCCCTGGTCTTCAACCCTGACGAGATTCATCCCGGAGGATACAGCAACGATCATGTCGCGCAACTCCTTCGGAAGGCTGGGATGCTCCTTCTCGGCCATCGCGGGCGAGAGCAGTTTGTCCTGCCAGATTTTGATCTTGCGCTGGCGGGCGAAGGCGATCACCTTCTCCTCATCGACCCACTGCCGCATCGCACGCTTGGGCTTCAGGCCCCAGCCTGGGATGCCGGGCTTGCCCTGGCGAGCGGCCAGCGAGGCCACCTCGTGGCCCGTCTCGCGCAGCGACTTGATGAAGGCCTCCATACGGTCAGCGCGGTCCAGCCAGCTTGACAGGGCCAGCGGCGTCATCGTCGCGGGCAGGGCACCGCCCAGGGCCTCGACCATCTCGCCGCGCAGCTTGGGGCAGATCGACTTCGCCGGGCAGAAGCGGCAGTGATCGCCGACGACGTACTCGCCCTGGCCGGTGACCGCCATCGTGATCGCCTCCTCGGCGGCTGCACCGTGCCGCAGCACGACGCTGGAGGCGGTATCCCAGGACCGCACGGGCTCGGCTTCGTTGGGCGGCTGCACGACGGTCAGCCGGATGATGTCGGGCTGGCGCTCGCCGCGCCAGATCAGCTTGGACAGCAGCATGTAGGCGTAGGTCAGCATCTGGTGGTTGTCCACGGGATCGACCATGATGCCTGCCCCGGTCTTCAGGTCGGCCACCTCCAGCAGCGTGCCCACCTTGGCGATCTTCTCCAGGATCACCAGATCGGCGGTGCCGTTGAGCAGTTGCGAATGCTCGATGCGCTCCTCGACCCGGCTGACGACGGCGTCCTTCATGCGCTTGCTGGCGTACTCCAGGTAGGGCTTGAGGGTCGCGTAGTCCTCGGCGCACATCGTCGTCGCGCCGTCTTCGCGGGTCAGGTAGGTCGCGGCCAGATCGTGTAAACGGCTACCCTCGTCGGCGTAGCTGCTCGATGCCTGCTCGGGCACTTGCAGCGACAGCCCGAAGCTGGCGGTGCAGGTCATCCACCGCTTGGCGGCAGACGGTGGGAAGGGTGCGTGTCCTGACATGAATTCTCCGTAACGAAATAGGCCCCCGAAGGGGCCGGGGGTTGGCTACTTGGTGACGCGGGCGGCGGGCCTTGCGGTCCAGATCGCGGTGCAGTTGGTGTTCAGCGCCACGGCGTTGTCGAAGACCTTGTCGGACACACCGGCCTTCTTCGCCATCGCCAGGGCGACGGCCTTCCAGTCAGTGGTCGAGCGCAGGGTGTTCGACAGCGCCAGACGGAACAGTTCGCCTTCCAGCTTGCTCTCGCCTTCGCGCTCGATCAGGACGTCCTTGATGGTGTCAAGCTCGGTGGCGATGTCGGAGGCCTCGGCCTTGAGGCGACCGAAGCGGTCAACCAGTTGGCCGGTGGCGGTGCTGGAGGGGGCGATCACGGCGTTGTTCATCTTCATCTTCCTTCTTCAGGTTACCCGGCTGGGCCGGTCAGGGTGAATCCCTGGGCGTATTATAGCCCAGGGCTACAAGTGACTGTCAAGCGCTATTTTTCTCCTTCCAGAAGGCGCGCACGATGCGCGGGTCGTACCAGACCGCCCGGTTGGCGGCGCCCACCTTGCGGTTGTCGATCAGCGGCTGGATGCCAGCCTTTTGCAGGGCCTTGCCCAGCGCCATCGGCGTCGTGCCCAGTTCCTCGGCCAGTTCGCAGCAGGTCCGCAGCGGTGGCCGGGGGCCACCGGGCGCGAAGTTGAAGCGGGTCAGGCTGCGACTGAGGTGGGCCATGTCAGTACGTCCGCTGGCGCATGTAGTCGAGGGTCTGCTCATGGACCGCCTCGGCGATCCGGCGCAGGCCCACGGCAGTGTCCATGTGCCGCCGCAGGTTGGCCCCCAGGGGCACGAACTGCTTGGCCTCCTCCTCCAGGGCAGCGGCCCGCAGCACCAGGGCCACGCGCACCACCTCGGCGTCGGCGCCCGTCAGGCGCAGCGTGTAAACGTCAACCGCCGACATTGACCGCTCCTTCTTCCTGGGTGTGGCAGACCGGGCACGACAACTCGCCGATGGCCGATGCGATGACGGTGCCGCTCATGCGCCAGACCGCGCCGCATTCGTTGCACTGGCACTTGATCATGCGCGCCGTCTGCGGCTTGGTCGGAGACTGGGTCTTGTCCAGGGTGCGGTGCGGGAAGGGGCCCCACTTGGCGATGACCTTGTCGGCCCAGGCCTGGGAGACAGCATCGGGCGGCACCATGTTCGTGGGCTTGCCCTCGCAGCCGATCAGCGCCGCCGTGACGACGAACTGGGCCTTGTGGCCGTGCTTGCAGTCGAGCACGGCGTGCGCCAATTCGTGGGCCAGGATGCCGACGACGCGGCCAGCATCCTCGATCTTGGGCGAGACGAAAATCTCGTTGACGTCGGCCTTCGATGCGCGCTTGGGCCAGCATTCGCCGATGCGGGTGCGGCTGGAGCCGCCACCGGGCCAGGAGCACGACACTTTGACGGCGGGAATCGTCACGCGCTTCTTGACCGACGCCCGGATGACATCGACGGCGCGCTCAAGCCACTGCTCGCGGGTGATCTGCTTCTTCATTCTCAATCTCCTTGTTTACACGCTGATTGCGTGCCACGATTGTAGCCCAGGGTTTTAACGTCGTGCAAGCCTTTTTATGTGACTTTCGGCATTCTTGATGCCGCGCCAGTCCGACGGCGTCCAGGGGATCGTGTAGCGGGCGCCACCGGCCAGGATCAGGATCGGGTGCTTGGCGCCCCTGACGACGTCGGTGATGAGGCCCTGGGCCCGTAGACGCTTGACCATCTGGCTGAAGTCCTTGGCGCTCATTTGCAATTCTCCGTAACGAAACTCGACTGCGGGGAGGCCTGGGCCATCCGACGTTGAGCGGCCTTGATGGCCTCCAGCGAGGCCCGCGTCCATTCGTCGGATCGGCGCTCGTGGAAGTCGTTCAGGGCCTTCTGGAGCCGGGCGTGGGCCTCGGCGGCGGCTTGCAGGTCGGTGGCCTTGCTCACTTGACCCGCCTCTTGGCCTTGTCGGCCTTCTTGATCCGACGCTCGGCGTTTACACGGTTCTTGACGGTCTGGTAGTACAGGCTGACGACATCGACCACCTCGACCTGTCGGCGCCCCTTGGCGCGTAGCTCGATCAAGCTGCCGGTGATCGTGACGACGACGGCCCGCAGGCCCTGGTCACGCACGTAGGCCGACGTCAGCCGGGTGACTGGCTTGGTGCTCGGGGTCACGGCCATGCCCTCCTGGAGGTGTAGTTGTGGAAGGCCAGGGCCCACCCGCTGTAGCCCGTGAGGGCCATCAGCGGGTGCGCCAGGGCGTCGTGGATGAAGGCCCAGTGCCAACGCTCGGGGCCGTTGGCGCAGGCGATGCGTGGGTCGGTTCTCATTGCTTCCACCTCTCCTGCTCGGCGATCCACTTGCTGCGCTCGGCCTTCGCCAGGGCGTCGGCCCGGTCCACGGCGTCCTTGGCGCCGCTGCACCAGCCCCAGGTGAACAGCAGGGCGCCGACGATGGCGCCGACTGCCGCTCCGATCAGCACGGCGGTGCTCATGCGCGCCTCTCGTTGTAGGCCACCATGTAGGCGGCGTAGAGGTGCTCGTACCTGCCGAAAAGTTCCGGCAGGCCAGCGCGCAGCTTGGCCTTGTTGATGCTGTCGGCCCGGGTGTAGGCGGTGGCGATGGCCTGGGCGAAGCTGCCGCCCGTGCGGTACATCATGTCGATGTCGCTGTCGTACAGCGGGCAGCGAAGGGTCTTGTTGGTCACGGCAGTGGCTTCCTCATGTTGTGCATCAGTTCGGCCACGCGCTTGGCGCAGCGGTCAGTGGCGTCCACGGCGCCCCGGATGTAGCCCACGCCGAAGCTGATGACGCAGCCGACGGCGAGCAGGACGATCCACCAGAGTTCAGTCATGGCTGGCCTTCCCAGGGGGCCGGGCCCGCCGTCCTGAAGTCGAACGTCAGCGGGTGGACGTCGCCCATGCCGCTGGCATTCATCGACTGGAAAAGTGCGATGTAAGTGCTCGTTGACATCCCGGCCACGAAGTCGGGGAAGCGCCGGGCCGGGCCCCACTTCGGGTCGCGCAGGTTCCTCATGCGCTGGCGGGTGCGCTCCTTGAGCTTGCGAAGGGCCGTGGATGGGTCTGCCAGGGCCGTGGCGACCCTCTGGCGCTCGTTGGCTACCTCGGCTACCTCCTTGGCGATTTCGCGCCTCCTGGCGCGTTCTACGGCGTCGGCGGCGCGGGTCATTGCCGCACCCCCGTGGGCGGGTTCCGCAGGCCCACGATGAAGTTGCCCTGGGCGTCGCCACCCTCCATCACCTGGAGCCCGACGACGGCGTCCAGGTCGGCCTGGGTGATCGTGGCCGACTGGCCCCCGTTGCGAAGCAGCAACACGGCGATGATGATGCGGCAGAAGCGGGCGTCGAGCAGGGCCCTGCCGGGCTCGGGCTGGATGCTGCCCTTGAAGGCGGGAAGGACGGGGATCATGCGTCGGTCCCCATCGTGGCGATGGCGGCGGCGCGGCCCACGGCGTCGGTCATCTTCCTGGCGAGCGCGTCGGCCCGTTGCAGCCGGGCAATCTCGCGCACGGCGCAGTCGATGCCGGTGCCCGGGCCTTGCAGGAAGTCGGGGTTGCCGATGAGCAGGGCGTCGGTCACGGCGTGCCATGCACGCTCGCAGGCCTTGAGGTTCTCCAGCACGGGGCTGGCGATGGTGACGATGACAGGCATCTCAGTGCCCTCCCTTGTCGGACAGGTCGATGGCCGGGCCGGTGTTCATGTGCAGGCTGTCGGCGAGGTGGTGGATCAGGCCGTGCAGATCGTCGCGGCGAGTCAGGTTGGAGGCCAGCCGGATGACGTCGTGGCCCTGCTCGTGCTTGGGCAGGACGACGGCGATCAGGTAGATGGCGCCCGTGATGCCCTGGGCTGTCAGGACGTCGGTGAGGGCCTTGGCCCCGGCCTTGAGGGCCGCGTTGGCCTCCTGGCCGGGGCCGTGGTCTTCGCCCTCGGCGATGCGTTGCTCTTGCGGTTTGTTCACTGCGATGCTCCTTGGAAGATGGGCTGGTAGCCCGTGGTGGTGAAACTCTTGCAGAGGGTGGCGGCGATCACGCTGGCGTGATCCTTGGCGCCCAGGGCGTAGAAGGCGTCCCTGTAGGCGCCGTCCTGGTGCCTGTCGGACAGGTACAGCCAGCCGATGCCCCTGCGGCATTCGACGGCCATCACGTACACGAGGCGCTGCTCGGTGGTCAGCGACACGGCGGCGTGCGGGGTGGCGGTGACCGGGCCCACGAGGGCCCAGGCCACCGCCAGGGTGGCGGCGGGGGTCATGCTCAGAACCTCTCGGCACAGACGGGGCCGATGCCGCGCTCGATGCTCTCGGGGTCGGTCAGGTCACGCGAGCAGACCGCGCAGCGCCCGCTGGCCTTGCCGTGCAGGACGGCGGCGGCTTCGGGGTCAGCCTCGATCTTCAGCAGTTCGGCCACGACGTTGGCACCGTTGGTGCCAGCCGGGATGCGGTGCTTGAAGATGTGCAGCACGCCGTTCTCGATCTTGCCGATCACGCCGCTATGCAGGTCGTACTTGACCCAGCACAGGCTGTCCTGGTTCTTGCGGGCGATGGTGATCTGGCCGATGGTGAGCTTGCTCAGGCGCTGCATCAGGTCGAACAGCTTGGGCAGCACGACGGCGGCAGGAGCCTGGGGCTTCGCAGCGGCGGGGGCCTCGGCCTGGGGCTTGCTCCATTCGACCAGTTGCTTGGCGTAGCCAGCCTGCTTGTCGCTGGCGAAGCTGCCGTAGTGGGCCAGCTTGGAGGCCAAGTCCTTGCAGGTCAGCATGTTGTTGGTCTGGCCGCGCAGTTCAAATCGGCTCGCCGCGTCGCGCAGGGACTGCACCATGTCGGCCGTCTCGCGCTGGGCGGCGACGGCCTTGGCTAGAACGTCATCGACGGCGCCGTGGGCGCGGGCGGCGGTGCGGTCTATGCCGGGCACGGCCAGGGCGGGCATGGTGAAGGGGAAGTTGGCGGGGTTGAAGGACATCAGAATCTCCGGTGTGTTGAACGAACGATGCGATTGTAGCCCGGGGCTTGGAAGGCTGTCAAGTGGGCCATTCGCCGGTCCCAAGCCAATGCATGGCACAGGCCAGGGTGTTGATGGCCTTGACAATGGCGATGGGCACCATGAACAGGGCGCCGATGCCTACGCCTCCCAGGGCCAGCCAGCCCAGGGCTGACAGGATCGAGCCCGCGTCGATGACGATGGTCATGCTGTCACCTGGACCCGGTACGTGGCGAGGTGGTTGCCCTGGAATGACCAGTCGCTGCCGGGGGCGAAGTAGCCGGGCACGGTGCCGGTCAGGCACACGCCCCTGGCGACGACGCAGGCCGATGGGCCTATGCCCGCCTGGGGCCAGTAGCCCTCGGGCCGGTGGGCCTGGGACTCGACGGGGTCGGAGACGATCAGGAAGACGCCGCCGTGATGGTGGACAAGATCGCCGGGGCGCAGGGCGTGCGGGGTCTTGGGGGTGGTCAGCATTGCAATTCTCCGTAACGAAATGGGGATGGATTGGAGCCTGGGGGTCGGTGGCTACCGGGGGATCGCGGCGGCGTGGAAGACGTCCTGGTCGGCCAGCACGACGCCGTGCGTGGGGCCGTACATGCCCTCCAGGCCGTTCACCGGGGGCGTGACGACACGGGTGCCGTCGGTGGGCTTGGGCTGGCCCTCGATGACGACGGTATCGACCTGGATGCGGTACTGGAAGTCGTTGACGGCCAGGACGCGGCCCTCGATGTAGCAATCGACGCGGGTGGGGAAGTCGTAGCTGCGGACGCGGGCGCCGACGGGGTAGTTGCGGTTCATGGTGGTGTGTTCCTCGGGGTTGGTGGTTGGCGTGTAAACGATGGTCAGCCCATCAGGGTCTTGGTCAGGGTCAGGGAGATGCGGGGGTCGGCGTCGTTCTGCTCGACCCAGGCCTGCCCGATGGCCTTGGCTTGGCGGGCCGACTCGCAGACGTAGTTGTCAACGTAGGCACCGTCGCGGTACAGGGTGACGCCGTGGTTGCGGGTGGTCTTGCCGAAGTAGTTGACGAAGGGGGCGCTGGCGGTGGTGACGAAGGTGAGGGCCATGGTGGGTTCCTTGGGGGTGATCAGGCGAGGGAGAAGGAATCGAGGGAGTCGTCGCGCTCGGCGGGGGCTTCGCGCTTGCCGCTGGTGGCGCGCATGTCCTTGATGGCCCAGCCGCCGATGCCGGTGGACATCCAGTTGCGGTTCGCCAGGGCGAAGCGGATCAGGTTGTTGACGACATGCGTCTCGTCGGTGTCGAAGTCGGCGGCGAGCTTGGCGATGGTGGCAGCGGCCTTGCCGTCCAGGCGCAGGGTCTTGAGCTTGTTGGCGGCGCGGAAGGCGCGCTGGCGGGCGGCTGCGTCGGCGTGCTTGGCGGGGCGGCCCTTCTTGGCGGGGGCGGCGACTGCGGCAGTGTCGAGCAGGGCGGGGGCGGTGTTCATTTGCAGTACCTTGTTTGTTGATCCGTCGCACGTAGTGTAGCCCGGATGTTCAAGGCGGCGCAAGCACTATTTCACAAATAAGTGGGTGGTATACTGATGGCCCACAAATTGACTGGAGCCTACCGTGAAATTGACCCCGAATCTGGACACGAACCTGTCCAACATGCGTAAGCAGGAAGCGGCGCTGGCCGACGTCATCAAGACGGCCCAGGCCTCACACCGGGTGCTGGTCGAGGCCATCAAGGCCCGGGTGGCCTCGCAGGCCAAGACTAGCGAACGGGCGGCGCGCATCAAGAAGTACCCACCGTACTGCGTCACGGTGGCGAGCAGGCAGGCCTACGACAGGCAGCTTGCCCACGGCCTGAAGCTGGCGAAAAAACGCCCCGTTTGAGAGGGGGTCTATGTAGGTCTGCGGTCCTCTTGTCTTGTTCGTAGGGCCCTCTATAGGGACATAAGGACATTAAATATATATAGATCGCATGTGCGCGAGCGCCCGCGCACGCGAGCCCGTCGTCGTCCAGCGCTCGACGGCGTGGCCCGCAGAGGGCTACACTGCGGCATGCCGAAAGTCCTTGACAAGGCCAGCAAAGTGCTGGTGCCTGCTGTTGAAACGCCCAGGCGCAAGCCTCCCAACGCGGGCAAGGGGCGGGTCAAGGGCGTGCCCAACAAGGTCACGCAGGAGTTCCGCGTCACGGTGCAGCGCCTGCTCGATGACAACCGCGAGAACGTCGCCCTGTGGCTGCGGCAGGTCGCAGAGGGCACGCCCGACAAGCTCAACGCCAAGGGCCAAGTGATCATGGCGGGCAGGCCCGCTGACCCCGCTGGTGCGCTCACGCGCCTGGGGCACCTCGCTGACTTCGCAGCGCCCAAGCTGTCCCGCCAGGAGCAGGTCGGCGAGGGTGGCGGGCCATTGACCGTGGTGATCCGCAAGGAGGCCTGAGATGGGCGCGACATGGCCGGAAGGCCTCCACCCCAGGGCCAGCAGCCCCGGCAGTTTCGTTACGGGGAATTACGTCCAGTTCCTGCCCGATGCCTTCATCAGGGGCTTCCGGCAGGGCCTGCGCCCCCATCGGCTGGCCGACTGCCGCATCCTGGGCGCCAGCGACAGCGACAGCGTCGTGGTGCGCCTGGGTGAGGCCCGCGTGGCCGTCAGTGGCCTGGACCTGCTCCAGGCCACTGACCTGGAGGCCCTGGGCACGGCCAAGGCCCGCGAACTGGTGGCGGGGCACAAGGGCATCGAGGGGATCGACCAGTGACCTGCGCCGTTGACCCTGCCTGGATGCTGTGGGTCATCGCAGCGAGCCCGCTGATCGCCGCTGCGGTCATCACGGCAGTGGAGGCCTGGGCGTGATCTGGCTGGCCTTCATCGGCGGCATCGCAGTGGGCGCGCTCGCGGCCTACGTGATCGAGCGCGTCATCGAGTACCGCATGTGGTACGGGCCATGACAAGTCTGCGCCGCCGTCGCAACAGCACGCGCCGCCGCGTGTTCAACATCTCTCGCACCATCAGCGAGGTGCTCCGTAAGCACGCGCCGCGCATCGCGGCCAACGTCACGCGGGACAATGCGCTGCTGTCGAGGTTGATGGGGCGGCTGGCGTGATCTGCATCGTCGCCATCGGCATCGTCGTCATCACGGCCACCGTGGCCGTGGCGAGCTACCTGCTGGCGTGCAGGGTCGAGGAGCGCTGGCTGTCGTGGCACGAGTATTGGGGCGACTGAGCGTGTAAACGATGAGCGAACTGATCCTGCCCAACGGGTTCACGCCCAGGCCACCGCAGCGCAGCCTGATGCGCTACTTCGATCACGGTGGCCTGCGTGCCGCCGCGTGCTGGCCGCGCCGCTACGGCAAAGACCTGACGATGGTGCATCAGACGGTCAAGATGATGTTTGAACGTCCAGGCATGTACTTCCACATGCTCCCGAATCACAAGCAGGCCAGGAAGGTGATATGGGACGGCTTCGACAACACCGGCCACAAGATTCTCGACACTGCGATGCCCTCCGCGATCCGGCAGGACACGAACAAGACCGAGATGAAGATCACGCTACGCAACGGCGCGATCTGGCAGTTGGTGGGCAGCGACTACTACGACAGCATCGTCGGCGCGAACCCCTTCGGCCTGACGATGAGCGAGGCAGCGCTCAGTGACCCACGTGCGTGGCAGATATTCCGTCCGATCCTGGCAGGCAACGGCGGCTGGGCGGCATTCATCAGCACACCCCGGGGCTACAACCACTTCTACGACCTGATCAAGCTGGCGAAGGCCAACCCTGCGTGGTTCCATTCGCACCTGGGCGTCAAGGACACGAAGCACATCGCGCAGAGCGTCCTGGATGACGAGCGCGCCGAGATGCCCGATGAGTTGTACCGGCAGGAGTACGACTGCGACTTCAGCGCGGCCAACGTCGGCGCGATCTTCGGGCGCTACATCGAGCAGGCCGAGAAGCAGGGCCGCATCTGCCACATCGACCCACCAGGGCCCAACGACGAGGTGTGGGTGACGTCGGACATCGGCTACCGCGACAAGGCCGCGTGGGTTTGGTGGAAGCGCATGCGCGGCGGGTTTGAAGTCTTCCACTACGACGACGGCAGCGGCATGGACGCCGAGGAATGGATCGAGCGCCTGTCCAAGCAGCCGCCCGCCAACGTCCTGGTGCTGCCGCACGACGCCCGCGCCAGGACGTTCGCCAGCAAGCGCACCGCCGTCGAGACGTTCCTCGCCAACCCGCCGTGGAAGGGCTGCGAGGTGCGTGTAAACGAGCAGCGCAAGAAGGCCGACAGCATCAACGCCGGGCGCGTCATGCTGCGCCGCGCCCGCATCAGTGACGCCCCGGTCTGCGAGCCCTTCCTGATGGCGATGCGGGCCTACGCCTACAAGTACGACGACGAGACGAAGACCTTCAGCAGCGAGCCCGAGCACGACTGGTCGAGCCACGGCGCCGACGCCTACATGGAAGGCGCCGCCCGCCTGATGGTGCTCGACCCGCCGCCCGAGCCGAAGACCATAATCGTGCCGCCCATTGACCGCAGCTTCACCCTCGACCAGTTGTGGGCGACTGTCGGGCCCCGGCCCAACGAAGGGAGACTCTGATGCCCCGCAAGACAACTACCAGTGACGAAAAGGGCTACGGGACCGACCCCGACCCCAGCAACGCCAAGGACATCAACGAGCCTGTGAAGCCCGGGGATCAGTCCAAGGTGCCCAAGGAGGCCAAGGGCAAGTCGCCTGCCGAGATGGCGAAGCGCTGGGAGACTGAACTGCAAGCGGCGAAGAAGGAGTTGACCAAGTTCCATTCGCTGGGGCGCAGGCTGGTGCAGAAGTACCTCGATGAGCGCGACGCGAGCGCGATGGACGGCGGCGCCGACAGCAAGTTCAACCTGTTCTGGTCGAACATCGAGGTGCTCAAGGCCAGCCTGTACGCCAAGCCGCCCAACGTGGACGTCAGCAACAGCTACAAGGACAGCGAAGACGACGTCAGCCGCGTGGGCTGCAACATCCTCCAGCGCATGCTCAATCACGACGTCGAAGACGGCGACGAATCGACATACCCCGAGGTGACCAAGCAGGCCGTCGGCGACTTCCTGGTGGTGGGCCTGGGGCAGGTCTGGTACCGCTACGAGGTGGAGACGAAGGAAGCCGAGACGGAGGCGGTCACCGACCAGCAGACCGGGGCTGTACTGGCCGAGCCCATCAAGTACGAGGCCATCACGGGCGAGGATGCCCCCGCCGACTACGTCTACTGGGAGGACTTCTGGTGGTCGCCTGCGCGGGTCTGGCAGGACGTCCGCTGGGTTGCGCGCCGGGTCTTCATGAACCGCGAGGAACTGGTCGCCCGCTTCGGCAAGAAGATCGGCAAGCTGATCCCGGTGAGCAAGAGCAAGACCAAGAACGACGGCGTGGGCCCGCAGAACGACCCGTGGGAGAAGGCGGCGGTTTTCGAGATTTGGGACAAGACCACGCAATGCGCGTACTGGCATGTCCTGGGCTACGACGTCATCTGCGACTACAAGCCCGACCCGCTTGGGCTCCGGGGCTTCTTCCCGTGCCCGGCGCCGCTGATGGCGAACACGGCGACGTCGCGCTTCATGCCCCGGGCCGACTACCTGCTCGCGCAGGATCAGTACCAGCAGATCGATGAAATCACGACGCGCCTGAAGTACCTGATCAAGGCCTGCAAGGTGATCGGCGTCTACGACAAGAATTCGACGCCCGTCGGGCGCGTGTTCATTGAGGGCATGGAGAACCAGATGATCCCGGTGGACAACTGGGCCGCGTTCGCCGAGAAGGGCGGGCTGAAGGGCCAGATGGACTTCGTGCCCATCGAGGTGATCGCGTCGGTGATCGGGCAGTTGACGCAGCAGCGCGAGGCCATCAAGGCCAACCTCTACGAGGTGCTGGGCATCGGCGACATCATGCGCGGCATGACCGACCCGGACGAGACGCTGGGCGCGCAGCAACTGAAGGCCCAGTTCGGCGGCAACAGGCTCCAGTTTAAACAGCAGGCTATCGGCACCTGGATCGCGCAGGGCCAGCGCATCAGGTCGCAGATCATCTGCGACAAGTTCCAGCCGCAGACCATCGTGGAGCGCAGCAACATCGAGCATTCGCCCGACGCGCCGCTGGCGCAGCAGGCCATCGCCTTCCTGAAGGAGCCGGGCAACAGCAAGTTCTACCGCATCACCATCGAGGCAGAGTCGATGGCGATGGTGGACTGGGCCCAGGAGCGCGACAGCCGCTCGCAGTTCATGACCGCCGTCGGCACCTTCATCACGGCGGTCACGCCGCTGATCGAGAGCAAGCCCGAGGCTGGCCCCGTCGTGCTCCAGATGATGAAGTGGGGCCTGGGCGGCTTCCGCATCTCCAAGGAAATCGAGACGGTGCTCGATCAGGCCATCGCCGCCGCGCAGCAGCCCGACAAGCCGCCCGAGCCCGACCCCGTCGAGGAGGCCACGGTGCGCGAGAAGGACAGCAACGTGGACAAGAACAAGACCCAGGCTGTCAAGAACCTCGCCGAGGCCCGTGTCAAGGGCGCCGAGGCCATGCTGGCCGTCGAAGGCGGCATGGGCCCCGGCGGCATGCCGATGCAGCCCGGCCCCAACGTAGCACCATTGCAACCCGCATCGGGACCACCGATGCAATGACCCAAGGAGAGACGACATGACCAAGAAGCAGACCCAGGCTGACGCCGACTACGAAGCCGAGCAAGCCGCCGAAGCCGCCGCCGAGAAGAAGTACCCCACCGACCAGGACGGCAACGAGACGCTCAACGTCGCCGCCGCCGACGTCGTGGAGGAGTACGACGAGGAGGTGCCTGCGCGCTTCACCAACGGCGGCGCGTCAGCCGCCGAATTCGACGCCTGGAAGGCCGAGCACTGCGTCAAGCCGGGCTACAAGAAGGAGCCCGAGGGTGGCTACTCCAACCCGGCCCCGGAGTCCTGACATGGGCCTGCGCCCGATGTCCGAGGTGGTGCTGTTGCCCGGGGGTGTTTGGTGCCCAACGTGCGGCCATTCGCTGCATCAGGTCGCGCCGCACACCACCCCGGGCGGGGCGCCACCCGTTGCGCTCACGCTCAAGTGTCTCAACAGCCGCTGCGCCGAGCTTGGCGTGCTCAAGCTGTTGCCGCTTGAGCGTGTAAACGTCGAGGTGCTCGACGCGCCGCCCGACGACGGGTCATAGGAGACGATCATGGCGAGCATGGCTGAGTTGCTGCGCGAGGTGGGTGGGCAGGCCGACGCCACCGGCCAGTTGCTCAAGGGCATGGCCGTCCAGCCCGTCGCGGGCTTGGCGGGGGCCAGCCGGGGCATCGTTGACCTGCTGCGCGGCAAGGGCCCCGAGGCGGCGGCGTCGGGCGGCGCCGATACGGTTCGCGCCGTCGAGGACTGGGCCGGTGGCCCGAGCACGCAGCGCGGCGCCGAGCGCTTGCAGGGCCTGGGCCAGACCATCGGCAAGGGCATCGACTGGGCCCGCGAGCGCGTGCCCGGCGTGGCCCAGGGCGAGGCGGGCTGGGACCAGTTCGCCGAGAGCAACCCGATGATGGCGGCGGGCGCCCTGGGGCTGCTGGAGGTGCCGACGCGGGGCGCTGGCAGCGCCGCCAGGACGGGCGCCGAGCAGGCCATCAAGCAAGCCAAGGGCGTCGTGCCCACGGTGATGCGGCCCAAGCGCGAGGCGATGTTCCCCGGGGTTTACAAGGCCCCCGATGAGCTTGTCGCGGGCGCGAAGGTGGCGCCGGAAGACCCGGCCATGCAGCAGTTGTTCGGCGTGAACCGCTCCGACTTGTTCGACATCTCGCAGCAGGGGCGCCGCGCAGGCAACATGACCGAGCGGCCCTTCGCCGCAGCCCCGGGCGCCAAGGGCGCCGCGCATGCGGGCGAGGTGATGAACCCGCGCAACAACCAGCGCCTGCTCGACATCATCAGCGAGGCGCGCAAGCGGCCCGACCTGTTTGAGGGCATGGCCTCCTGGTACACGATGGACCCGCTATACAAACGGTTTGAGGAGTTGTACGGGCCCGAGCAGGCCGTGGCCGAGTACAAGCGCTTCAACACCCTGACGGGCATGGCGAGTCCTGGCAGCGAGGTGCTGACCGAGATGAACCGTGGCACCGCCGCCAACTGGCTCGACAAGGCCGGGCGCTTCGATGACTTCGTGACCCACGGCGGCGGCATGACCGGCAACCGGCCCGACGACATGGCGAAGGTCATGGGCCACGCCTACCACAAGACCGCCCAGGCGGGCCCGATGGCGAAGTACCTGCGCGGCGGCGGCGAGCTTGACATGGGCAGCGCCAAAGTCCCGAGCTACATCCACGCCAGCGGCGTGCCCGAGACGGGCTTCCAGACGCAGTGGCCTGTCGGTGACGCGCACTGGTCGAGGCTGGTGGGCCTGCCCGACGTACGCGGCAAGGCCGGTGGCACCACGCCCATCTCGGCGGGCGCCAGCGCGAGCGTGCCCGAGATGGTATCGCTGGGCCCGTGGTGGAAGGACAAGATCGCCCGCGAGGCGGGGCTTGAGGCGGTGCCCGCCCAGGCCGTGGTGTGGGGCGCGGGCTCCAACGCCACGGGCGTGACGTCGCCCATCGGCGCGCCCAAGCTGGAGTTGCTGGCGCAGCGCATCATGGACACTTCACGGCGTTTAAACGTGTCGCCTGAGACGGCCCGCGACATGGTGATCATGGGCAAGACCCACGCGGGCGCTGCCACCCCCGAGATGCTGGCCGCGCTCGCGGCTGGGACTGGCGGCACCGCCGCCACCATTGCCGCCCTGCGCGAGGAGAAGAAGTAGTGCCCACCTACAACTGGAAATGCCAAGCCTGCGGGCGCGAGGAGGAGACGGTGCGCTCGATCCGCGAGCACATCGACAACCCCCTGCCGCACTTCTGCTGCCAGCAGCAGATGGACCGCTACTTCCCGCCCGTGCGCTTCAGGGCCATCGACAACCCGCTGTCGGGGGATCGGTCCTACGACGGCCTGCGGACCCTGGACGGCGTTGACATCTCAAGCCGCAGCAAGCACCGCGAGTACATGAAGCGCCACGGCCTGACCACCGCCGACGACTACACCGAATCCTGGGCCAAGGCCGAAGCCGCCCGCGATCTGTACCGGCAAGGCAAGGCCGGTGGAGCAATTACCCGTAACGATATTGCCGAAACCATCGCCCGCATGACGGGCACATAAGGAGAAATTCATGGGCCCCGAAGACGACCTGCGCGGCGACATCGAGTCGGCGCTGAGTACCGCTGAAGATAGTCCCGGCGACAGCGTCGGCACCCCCGACAGCGGCGACGGCGGCACGCCAGCGCCCGAGACGCCGCCCGAGGGCACGCCGCCTGCCGATCCCAAGCCCGAGGGCAGCGCCCCGGTGCGCGACTCGATGGGCCGCTTCCTGCCGAAGGCCGAAAAGGCCCCAGGAGGCGCCGCAGCGGCTCCAGGCACCCCAGGTGCCACCGCGCCCGTGATCGGGGCGCCAGCGGCCCCGCAGGCCCCTTCCCAGGCCATCCAGCCGCCCTATGGCTGGAGCTTCGGCGCCAAGGAGGCCTGGGCCCAGGTTCCTGTTGCAGCGCAGCAGGAGATTGCCCGGCGCGAGACGCAGATGCAGCAGTGGGCCCAGGACACGGCCCCGGCGCGCCAGCTTGGCGAGCGCTTCCATCAGGCCGTGCAGCCCTTCATGCCCGCGATCCAGGCCGAGGGGGTTGACCCGTTGACGGCGGTCACCAACCTGATGCAGTTCGCCACCCGCATGAGGATGGGCACGCCCAACGAGAAGGCGCAGACCCTGGCGACGATCATCAAGACCTACGGCGTGGACATCCAGTCCCTCGACAACGCCCTGGTGGGCCAGCCGCTGCCGCAGCAGCAGCAGGGCACCGATCCCCAGTACGTGCAGCAGGCCGTGCAGCAGGCCCTGGCGCCGCTGTACCAAGCCGCGCAGCAGCGCCACCAGCAGGTGCAGCAGCAGGCCGAGACGGCCACGCGCAGCGAGCTTGAGCAGTTCGCCGCAGACCCGAAGAATAAGTATTTCCCCGACCTGCGGGTGGCGATGGCCGACATGATCGAGGTGGCCCAGCGCCAGGGCTTCGACATGAGTCTGGCCGACGCCTACGAGCGGGCGGCATTCTTGCACCCCGAAATCTCCAAGGTTATGATCGCCCAGCGACAGGGGGCGAGCGCTCACCAACTGACGGCAGCGGCCCAGCGCGCACGCGCAGCCGCAGTCAGCGTGACCGGGTCGGCCCCCATCGGCAACCCGAATGTGGCTGAACCGACTTCGATCCGCGAGAGCATCGAAGCGGCCATCGAGGCGCATTCGCGGTACTGAGGCGTAGTAGCACCGCCGCGCCTGGGGCTCCACCGTCACTGACGGCCAGGACAGCCCCGGGCGGGGTAGGCCAGCGAAGCAGTCCTCAGGCGAGCATAGGCGCGTGTAAACGCAGGCTTAACTTCGTCTGGAGGCCCTCATGGCATTCCCCAACGTATCCGACATCGTCGCCACGACGATCCAGTCGCGCACCCGCAAGATCGCGGACAACGTGACCAAGAACAACGCGCTGTACATGCGTCTCGACCAGCGCGGCAACCGCAAGCCCTTCTCGGGCGGCAACGTGATCTACCAGGAACTGTCCTTCGCGCAGAACGCGAACGGTGGCTGGTACAGCGGGTACGACCTGCTGCCGGTGGCCGCGAGCGACGTCATCTCGGCGGCTGAGTTCAACATCAAGCAACTCGCCTGCCCGGTGACCATGTCCGGTCTGGAGCAAATCCAGAACGCGGGCAAGGAGCAGATGATCGACCTGCTGGAAGGCCGCATCAACGTCTCCGAGGCGACGATGGCGAACCTGATGGCCGAGGGCATCTACGCCGACGGCACGACCTACGCAGGCAAGTCCCTGACGGGCCTGGGCGCTGCGATGCCCGCGCTGGCGCCAGCCTCGCAGGTCACCGCCTACGGCGGCATCGTGGGCTCGACATGGCTGTTCTGGACGTCGAAGTACACGCTGACGGCAGCGCAGACGGCGGCGAACATCCAGGGCTTCATGAACACGATGTGGGCCTCGCTGATCCGTGGCACCGACAGGCCCGACCTGATCGTGCAGGACAACGTAGCCTGGGGCGTGTACCTTGCGTCACTGCAAGCGCAGCAGCGCTTCACCTCGCCCGAGGTGGGCAACCTGGGCTTCCCGAGCGTGAAGTACATGGACGCCGACGTCGTGCTCGACGGCGGCATCGGTGGCTTCTGCCCGGCGAACACGACCTTCTTCCTGAACACGAAGTACATCTTCCTGCGCCCCCATAGCGCACGGGACATGGTGCCGTTGTCGCCCAACAAGCGCTACGCCGTGAACCAGGACGCCGAGGTGAGCATCCTGGCCTGGGCGGGGAATCTGACCTGCTCTGGACGTCAGTTCCAGGGCCGGTTGGTCGGAGCCTGATCAAGGGCATTCGGCGGGCGGCGTGTAAACGCCCCCGCCCCTTTTTCATTCAAGGAGCAACACCATGCCCGCAGGACTTCCCGGCAGCACGCTTGTCCAGAACCTCGCCAACCCGAGCCTGGGCAACTTCGTCATCTTCGATCTGCTCTCGGGCCCGAAGGGTTCGCCGAAGGATCGTGACGTTGACGTCCCTTACCTTGGCCTGCCCGCAGGCACGGGCTTCGCGGCCAGCGGCAACGCATCGACGGGTGGCCTGTCCACCGGCATCGGCTTCGGCTCGCCGCCGATCATCGGCCTGACGGCCCCCGACTCGATCAAGGCGGCGGGCTTCAGCGACGACTACACCCCAGGCATCACCAAGCCCGACGGCACGGCGTCGGCCAACAGCACGATCATGTACATCGGCGGCGGCAAGAGCGATGCCACGGGTGCCCCGGTGCCCTACACGGCGGGCTGGGGCATCGGCGGCGCGGGCCAGGGCGGCTCGCGTGACGCGGGCGCAGGACCGGCCTTCACGGGCTTCGTCATCAAGCTGGTGACGGCCACGGGCGCCGTGGTGACGGGCGGCGCCGTCGAGGCGGGCTACTCAAACCGTTCGGGCCTCGCGCTGGTGACGGGCCAGTCGGTGTTCGGTTCCTTCGGCACCGCAAGCGCGGCCCCGGCCTGATGGGCCTTGCCGCCACTGCGGCGCAGTGGCGGCATCACCGGAGAAGGTCATGGCCGTAGTCGATATTTTCGAGAAGCCTGGGGTTCCATTCAGCACGACGGAAGACGTCTACAGCACGACAGCCATCGGCGTTGCGCTGCCTACCGTTGAAACGGAGAGCGTCGTCAACCCGGCGATGGGCGGCGGCGCTTCGGCGCCGGTCCTGCCGCCAGTCGAGTTCAACGCCCTGGACCCCATCACGGCCCCGGAGCCTTTTGAGGGGTCGCCCTATAGCCTGAACATTGCGTCGCACTTCCAGAACGGCGCGCCGCAGATTTTCTACTCGATCTTCTCGGGCGCGCTGCCGCCCGGTCTGTCGCTGGGCTCTGGCACAGGCCGCGTCACGGGCACGCCGCTGGCGGGCGGTCCTGGCGGCGCAGTGGTCTTCCGGGCTACAGACTCTCGCGGCGCCAACGCCAACAGCAACTCGGTGGTGTTCGCGGCGACGGCTCCCGCAGGCAGCGGCACGGGCCTGCTCGATGCGTATGCCACCGGCATGTGGTCGGCGTGCTCGCTGCGCCGTCTTGCTGCGGGCTCTGGCCCGTGCCTGCGTATCCGCAGGGCCGACAACCTCACCGAAGCCGACATCCCGTTCGTGACGGGCGCAGGCGGCGCGGTCAACGCGGCCACGCTCAATGCCTTCGTTGCCGGTACGACGGGGCAGGTGGTTCGGCTCTACGACCAGACCGGGGCTGGTAACCACTTCGCGCCGACGGCAGTCGGGCAACTGGTGTGGAACGGGACGGGGCTTGTCACCATCGCTGGCGGCATGGAACTGCGTTCGGCCAACGCGCTGCCTGTCAGCGCAACGTTGACGGTCCTGGCTCGCGGCATCCTGGCCGCTACGAACAGCGGCAATGCAGGCAATGCGTTTCAGAGCGTGGGCTGGAACGATGCTGCCAACGGCATGATCAACACCGGCAGTTCGGCGAACACGACCCGTGTTGACATCGGCGGCGCGAGCGCGAGCGTCAAGGTGGGACTGTGGTCGCCGAGCTACGACATCTCGGCGCTGGTGCGAACCCGCATGACCGTCTTCAACTGCGGTCTGGTGGGCAACGCCGCCTGCGTCTACTACACCAACGGCGCGAATGCAGGGCTGACGCAGAACTACGCACCAGCGGGCACCTTGACCACGCTTGCTGGCGTGGTGCTGCGTCACACTGGCGGCGGCAACTCCCCCTACACGTTTGTCGATGACGTCGTGTGGACTACGGCGTTGTCAGCGGCCAACGCAGCGGCCATCCACACGATCCTGAGCGCCTGATCATGCTCATCGCAGGCGTACTCAAGTTCGATCCCGAGGGCCGGATCATCCTGTCGAGCGGTCCGGCTGTTGACTTCAATGGCGGCACGCCCATCGGTGCAGACGGGGGCTTGGCCGCTGCGGCGGGCTTCGACCCGGATGTGCATTTGGGCGGCATCGGCTACCTCGACGACGGCCAGATCACCGACAGCGACAACCCCCTGGTCGGGCCTACGGGCCCGGTCACCAACGGCCTGGGCCAGATTCGCATCAGCACTGGCCTGCCTGCGATGTGGTACGCGGGCCTGCCGCTGACCGCCGAGGGCTTCCTGGCTGTATCCCCGGGCGTCATCCCGCCGCCTGACCTGGGCGCATTCGATGATTCCTTCGACCCATCCTTCGACATCGGAGATTGACATGGCCCGCAAGACGATGCTCGCGCTCCTGGCCCAGGCCGACGCGACCCTGCCCGACAACATCACGCAGGACATCACCGCCGCCGACGTCCGCAACATGGTCAAGGACTTCATCGACACGGTCACGCCCGGCTACGGCATCCTGTCGTCAGATACGTTGACCCTTGTAGCCCTGGGCGTGGCGCCGCAGATCGTCACCTACGCCGACGTCCTGGCCGAGACTGCTGGCTACGTCGTGGACCCGGTGCTGGGCACCATCGAGCGGCTGGCGGGCGGCTTGCCGTCCACCGTGAACCGCATCTCATTCAACTGCGACCTTGCCGCGCCCGCTGGCGACGAGGTGGTCTTCAGCCTGTTCAGGGACGGCGTGGACATCCCTGGCGGCACGACGGTCAGCGGCCAGGGCCTGGGCAACTTCGTGCAGGCCGCATTCAGCGTCGGCACCACCGCCGAGGATGCGCTCGATCACACCTACACGATCAGGGCGAGCAAGGTCACGGGAGGCGCCGACAACGTCGAACTGGCGAACGTCCGCTTCTTCGTGGAGTACGTGCCGACCATCGGCATCTGAGCGTTTACACGGCGGGTTCAGTGGGATGGCCCGTCCGAGATTCCCCAACATCCCGCGTACAAGGAGAACCCTCATGTCCCTCGATGCCGCGCAGGTCGAAGCCCTGCAAACCGCTGTCCCAACCGACTGGACGAAGTTCGACCAGACCGTCGGCGCCGATGCCCGCAAGTTCGGCATGCAGGGCCCCGGAGGCCTGCCGCCCGGCATGGGCCCAGGCCACGACGACAACCTGCATGTGCGCTTCTACATGCGCCCGCGCATCGACCCCGAGCGCTCGACGCAGGAGAACCGCCCGATCTACAGGGACGTCCCTCACATCGAAATCATGATCCCCGGCGACAAGAACAACATCGTCACCGCCGAGGTGTGGGAGCAGCACATCAGGCGCTTCCCGACGCACTGGGCGCAGTTCCAGGCTGGCATCAAGGAGCAGATCGTCGGCACGCCGCTGAAGATGGCCCCGTTCCTGACCGAGTCGCACATCGAGG